CCCCCGTGAACTTGTATTTGTCGATCATCCCGATGCGATTTGGGAACATGAATTACCATACAGGAGAGAAAGAAGATGAACCAATTATCATTAGATTACTATCAGCATGAGGCCAAGAAGTTTGCCATCTATAAAGACAACCTCAGTGACGACAACAACGTGATTTACCCGGTACTTGGGTTGGTATCTGAAAGTGGTGAAGTCGCTGACAAGATCAAGAAGATCATGAGAGACACCAACATTCCTTTAAGGGATCTATCTGTTGAAACAAGGACAGAGATATCCAAGGAACTAGGTGACTGCCTTTGGTACATTGCAATGATTGCCGAGGAACTTGAGTTTGACCTGTCAGAGGTAGCTGAGGGTAACTTAGATAAACTCAGCTCTCGAAGAAACAGATCCAAGTTAACAGGATCAGGTGATAATATATGAGATTAGTCTTTGATATCGAGACTGACGGCCTTCTAGATACACTAACTCAAATCCACTGCATAGTACTTAAAGACATCGACACTAATGAAGTCTTTAGCTTTCCACCTGCTGACGTAGAGCAAGGATTGGACATGTTGTACAAAGCAGACACCATCATTGGTCATAACATTATTAACTTTGACATCCCTGCCATACAAAAGGTTCATCCTGAGTTTGAAACTGAGGCAGAGGTATTAGACACACTTGTCTTAAGCAGGGTTATCAAAGCTGATCAAGGTAACATAGATTTCTCCTCTATGGCTCTCCCTCGGAAGCTAAACGGATCTCACGGCCTCAAGGCTTGGGGTATCCGTCTTGGTATTCTGAAGGGAGACTATGGAGAAACTACTGACTGGTCAAGATGGTCAGAAGAAATGCAGAGTTATTGTGTACAGGACGTAGAAGTCACCCACTCACTTTGGAAGCATCTAGCTCCGAAGAAGTGGTCACAGGAGAGTATAACCTTTGAACATCAGATAGCTGAAGTTTGTAATCGAATAGGAGCTGAAGGATGGACATTCAACGAAAGGCAGGCAGGTGATCTTTATTCTAAACTGGCTCAAAAGCGAGCTAATCTTGAAGTCGAACTTCAGACATTGTTTGAGCCTTGGGAGATTCATACTGAGTTTATCCCAAAGGTCAACAACAAGAAACTGGGGTATACCAAAGGGGAACCGTTTACGAAGGTAAAGGTTATCGACTTCAACCCAAACAGCAGACGACATATACAGTTCTGCTTAGAGAAAAAGTATAAGTGGAAGCCTAAGAAGTTTACTCCTTCAGGTGAAGCTCAAATAGACGAAAGCATTTTGGCTGCCCTCTCCTACCCCGAAGCCAAAAAGTTGGCTTATATGTTCCTACTTCAGAAACGTATAGGCCAACTAGCTGAGGGTTCTCAAGCTTGGCTCAAGCTAGTGGATAAGGATGGTTGTATTCGTCACAACATAATTTCAGCAGGTACTGTGACTTTGAGAGCAGCTCATAGATACCCAAATTTAGCTCAGGTTCCAAGTGTTGGCTCTGAGTTTGGTAAGGAATGCCGTGAGTTATTCACGGTACCTGCTGATTACTCACTTATAGGGTCAGACCTGTCAGGACTTGAGCTAAGGTGTTTAGCTCACTTCTTAGCATACACCGACAACGGTGACTATGCTCAGGAGATCCTGAACGGTGACATCCACACTACAAATCAAAAGGCTGCAGGACTTGATACTAGAGACCAAGCTAAGAAGTTTATCTACACTTTACTTTATGGTGGAGGTGACCTTAAAGTTGGTCAGGTCTTAGGTAAAGGAGCTAAGGAAGGTAAGGCAACTAAAGAGAAGTTCTTTCACAGCTATGCCTTACTTTCACTCAGCTTCATCGACAGGTAACTAGATGCTGCAGAACGTGGTTATTTATTTGGACTTTTAGGTGAACGAGTTAAGATCCGTTCAGCTCATGCTGCTCTAAACACGTTACTTCAAAACACCGGATCCACCATTAGTAAGAAGTGGGTCATCCTCATAGATCAAGAACTCAGGAAACAAGGCCTCGATGCCAAGATTATAGCTTGGGTTCACGATGAGGTTCAAATCAAATGCAAGAAAGGAATAGAAGACGATGTCGGTGATATCACTGGAAGAATGGCGAAAGAAGCAGGTGACTACTTCAAGTTCAAAATCCCAATTGCATCTGAATACACCATCGGAGGTAACTGGGCAGAAACTCACTAAAGCCGAGAAAGAACTAGATAAGAAGACAGCAGAGGCCGTAAGTGGCCTCTGTTTTATTATATGGAGTGCTTGGACACTGCCTTTTACGACAAGAGGCAAGATAGCAAGGGCTTACCCTGAACTGGTCGGAATATGTGCCAGTGAAGGATTAATCACAATGAAAATAGACAGCATCAGTTGGGGCAGACATTGGTTAGCCACGGATGAAGGCTTGGATTACTTAGAGGAGAATGAATACTATGATGGCACTGATTGATGCAGATCTTTATCTGTATAGAACCTTGGCAGCTACTGAAGACGAGACTGACTGGGGTAACGATGTTTGGTCGATAACCTCAGACTTAGGATCTGCTAAGAAAACCTTTGATAAGTTAGTGAAACGATACACCGAGGAAGTCGATGCTGATTGGTTTTGCTTGTGCTTTTCAGACAAGGATAACTTTAGAAAGTTAGTCCACCATGAGTACAAGGCAGCTCGTAAGAAGGTGAGGAAACCCATCGGCTACGTTGAGATGATTGACTGGTGTAAGGACAACTATAAGACAATCCAAATGCCAACCTTGGAGGCTGACGATGTCATGGGTATTAAGAGTACCCGGGACACCGTTATCATATCCGATGACAAGGACATGAAGACAATCCCATGCAGACTATACCGTCCAATGTCCGGAGAAAGCATGATTGTCTCAGAGGCTGAAGCTGACAAGAACTTCTTTACTCAGGCTCTGACTGGTGATGCAACCGATGGTTATAAAGGTTTAGCCGGTGTCGGTGCCAAAAGGGCTGAGGCCATCTTAGGATCAAGGCCTTCATGGGGTGCTGTAGAGGCTGCCTACATCAAAGCAGGTCACACTAAAGAAGAGGCTTTAACTCAGGCTAGACTAGCTAGGATCTTAAGAGCCAGTGACTGGGATGAGGCCAAGCAGGAGGTGATACTATGGACACCTTCCTGATCAATCTTAACCTGAGTATCTACAAGTTCCTCAGTAGATTTTCCAACTACTTTTACAACAACCATTGCCGACTTCTCCACAAGAAACAACAACGTGAAGGAGACCGAAGGCTATGAGACATATGGAGTACATGAGAGCCATGGCTAAGAAAGAAGAGAACCTAATAACTAAACCCCCTCACTACGAAGCATTCAAGATAGAGCCGGTGTCTTTCATCATGAAGAACGGCCTTAGCTTTTGGAAGGGCAACATCATCAAATACGTCATGAGAGCAGGTCTAAAGACCTACGACAATCAAGACAAAGTCCAATCAGAAATCACAGATCTTCAGAAGGCAGTCAGATACTGCGAAATGAGGATCAATCAATTAGAAGGAAAAGAACCAAATGCAATTAGATAATTACTTACCATCGCTGTATCAGCAGTTCATTCACCTGTCACGTTACTCTCGTTGGCTACCTGAAGAGGGCCGTCGTGAGAACTGGGGTGAGACTGTAGATCGATACTTCAACTTCTTTCAAGAACACCTCTTGGAGCAACATAACTATCCCCTTCCTCCTGTAGTTATGGATCAGCTCCGAGAGGCCGTATTAGACCTCCGGGTCATGCCATCCATGAGGTGTCTCATGACAGCAGGAGCTGCTCTTAAAAAAGAAAACATAGCAGGTTATAACTGTAGCTATGTAGCAGTGAATAGACTGGGTGCCTTCGATGAAATACTATATGTATTAATGAATGGTACTGGTGTCGGCTTCAGTGTCGAAAGACAGAATGTAAACAAGTTACCTAAGGTAGCTGAGGCCTTCTACAACAGTGATACTGTTATCAAGGTTAAAGACAGTAAACTGGGTTGGGCAAAGGCCTACAAGGAGCTTATAGGGCTGTTATACATAGGTCAGATGCCTGAGTGGGATACAAGCCTTGTGAGACCTGCAGGGTCACCATTGAAGACCTTTGGTGGCAGGGCATCAGGGGCTATTCCACTTGAGAACCTGTTTAACTTTACCGTACAGGTAATTAAGAATGCTGCAGGTCGTAAGCTTAACTCAGTCGAGTGTCATGATATAGTCTGTAAGATAGCCGAGGTAGTGGTTGTTGGAGGTGTCAGAAGGTCAGCTCTTATAAGCCTATCTAACCTATCAGATGACCGTATGAGACATGCTAAGTCAGGTGAGTGGTGGAATGCTAACAAACAGAGATCCTTAGCTAACAACTCAGCAGTATACACTGAGACCCCTGACATAGGTATATTTATGGATGAATGGAAGTCTCTGTATGAATCTAAGTCAGGTGAACGTGGTATCTTCAACAGACAGTCAGCTAATAACATGGCTGATGCCTCAGGTCGTAGGAATGTCGAAGGCTATGAGTTTGGTACTAACCCATGCTCAGAGATCATCTTAAGAGACAGAGAGTTCTGTAACTTAAGTGAGGTAGTTGTACGTCCAACAGATACTAAAGAGACACTATTGGAGAAGGTACGACTGGCAACTATTATAGGTACAATACAGTCAACCCTGACTAACTTTAGGTATGTCTCAAGTGAGTGGAAGAAGAACTGTGAAGAGGAACGACTACTGGGAGTATCGTTAACCGGGATCATGGATAACCCATTGACTAACGGATCAGACAGTCAACTCAGTGTCTTACTTCAGGAGCTAAAGGCAATGGCAGTGAAGACTAATGAGGAGTATGCACAGTCAATTGGTATACCTCAGTCAGTAGCTATCACATGTGTTAAACCATCAGGAACTGTCAGTCAGTTAGTCGATGCAGCCTCAGGCATTCATGCACGACACAACCCCTACTACATCAGAACAGTCAGGGGTGATAAGAAAGACCCAATGACTAAGCTTATGGTTGACCTTGGCTTCCCTGCTGAAGACGATGTGATGAACCCTGACAACACTACAATCTTTAGCTTCCCAATGGAGGCACCAAAGGATGCAGTCTTCAGGACAGATAAGACAGCCATAGAACAACTGGAGTTATGGCTCATGTATCAGAAGTATTGGTGTGAACATAAGCCTTCAGTAACCATCTCAGTTAAAGAGAGTGAGTGGTTGGAGGTTGGTGCTTGGGTCTATAAGAACTTCGACTGGATGAGTGGTGTGTCGTTCCTACCATTCGATGATCACAGCTATGCTCAGGCTCCCTATCAGGATTGCGATCAGTCTGAGTACGACCTCATGGCTCAGGCTATGCCTACATCAGTAGACTGGTCTAAGCTTAAAGACTATGAGGAACAGGATAACACCATAGGATCTCAGGAACTAGCCTGTGTCGGTACATCCTGTGAGATAGTCTAATGGCTACACCTTGTACTCATGTATGTAAGATAGACACTGACATAGGTAGATGCAGTGGATGTCACAGGACTATGCATGAGATCAAGCAATGGTCATCCATGAGTGAACAGGAACAGATAGCCTACATGCAATGTGTCATACCTAAGAGACGTGAGGCACATGAGGCTAGGCTATTGGATACATGAGTGAAGGTGTGAACTGTCATAATGCCAACTATAAGTTGTTACATCAAGGCAACACAGGCTATCTACAACAGTTCACATGACTATAGATATACAAGTACAATGAGTTAATCAAGGGGTCACTAATGATGTGTAAGTAGACATAGATATACCCCTTGATTAACTATCTCATGAATACTGTCCACCCTTAGGAGAGACTAGGAGTAAATGAGTGATGTGTGTGTGTTACAATGGTGATACATGGGTTAACTAAAGATAGAACTATAGGGAGTGAGTGAGTAAGTTCCCTATTTACAACGACCTTAAATATACCCCTTACGAACAATCTTCAGTTAATGTCTAATGTCTTAAGATACATAGGTACTATAGCATCAAGAGATATATAGTCCTTTGACATAAGTTATCTATAGATATCAAGTACTTAGCATGTATTGTCGTTCAATTTAGGTACCATACCTCAGAAAACAGACCCCCATACCATCGATAATACAATCAATTTCAAAAAAGAGTTAAAGCCTTCTTGTTGTTGTTATTGTTGTTCGACCTTTAGAAGCAGAGTAGGAAATCCCATGGCCTTAGAAAGTGCAACCTATATCAATGGTTTAGTGACCACTAACCCAACGTCCACTGATGCCCTAGCACAGGCAGACGACCACTTACGTCTAATCAAGACTACCATTAAAGCTACGTTCCCTAATCTCACCGGAGCTGTCACAGCGACACACACCCAGTTAAACCAAGACCCAACTTCCCTGTTAGACTCTAACGGTGCCACCCGGGTTGCTGCTAGTACCTCAGGTGCCAGTGTAACCGGTACTTTAGCTATCTCAGGTAACATTACTCTAGGTGGTGACGGTCTTACTTTGGGTACCCATACAGCAGGAAACTATGTAGCCGGGATCACTGCCGGTACTGGTGTTACAGTATCAGGCTCAGGATCCGAGGGTGCAACCCCTACAGTATCTATAGGCCAAGCCGTAGCGACTAACTCCACAGTTCAGTTTGGTGAAGTTAGATCCACGGGTAACGTCACAGCCTACTATTCAGACATGAGACTTAAGACCGACATCCAACCCATTGACGGAGCCTTATCCAAGGTTATGACACTCAATGGGTTTTACTTCAGACCAAATCAGATAGCTCAAGACTTTGGTTATGAGGATAAGGTGGAGGTAGGGGTCTCAGCTCAGGACGTACAAGCTATCATGCCTGAGGTAATAGCTGAGGCTCCTATCGACCCTGAGTATATGACGGTTCACTATGAGAAGCTAGTACCACTACTTATAGAGGCCATCAAGGATCTTAAGAAAGAATTAGACGACCATAAGAAGGGATGTACCTGCTCATGACCCTACAGGCTAGTGGTACCATATCCATGGATAACATCAGGACAGAGTTTGGTGACACCGGTTCCCTTGCCCTGAGTGAATGCTATCGTGGTGGTAGTATCGTTCCCTCTAGTTTGTCGGATACTGCTACTGCAGGTTCCACCTCAGCAACTAGTAACAACTCAGGTCGTAGTATTGACACTGGTTTAAACTTTAATGGTAGTAACCTATTTTCATATTCTAGGTGGTCAGACAACGGAGCAGTTAATGTTCAGTCATGGTCTTTCACAGTTAACAAAACCGGTACCTATAACTACAGATTTGCATACTACTTCGGTGGCTTTGGTAATGGCAATACAGCTACAATCGTTATAGCTAAGAACGGTACTAATGTTTTAAACCAAGGTTTAGTATCTAACGACAGTACGTCATATTACGATGGATCATGTTCAGCTAGTGCAGGTGATACTATCTCAGGATCCTTTAGTGGGTCTAGTTCAGGTTGGTCGCGTAACTCATTTAACTTTGGTGGTAATAGCTATAGCACTAGAACAATAACCGTTACAACTAATGCCAGTGTACCCACCTCAGGTACCATAGACCTCCAAGACTTCTACTCAGCAACTAATTCAATATAGGTTTAGATATGGCTACTAACTTCCCAATAAGAGACTTAGGTTCTGTTGGGGTTATATCAGATTTAAGCTCATACAACATACCAGTCAATGCCTTTAGCGAAGCCTTGAATGTACGATTTGACGAGGGGAAAGTCCGTAGGTCACCAATCTTCAGAACAGTAAAAGGATCACTGGGATTCACCCCTCGTTTCTCATATGGTGTTGTTCCTTCTACAGGCTATGATAGTGTCGTAATGATTTCTGATGCCTATGTTATCAAAGAGTATAACTCCGGTACAGTCTCAGACAGAAGTGGTTCAATCAGTGGCAGTTCAGATCCACGACCTTTTACAGGAACTACTCTGTCTTCAGTTACATATATCAATAGAGAAGACCGTGTGCCTATCTTCAGAACCTCAGCAGGTACTAACTTTGCTGACCTGACTAACTGGCCTTCTACATATAGATGTGCATCTCTTAGGTCATACAATGACTTCTTAATTGGACTTAACATGACCGAGGGTTCATCTAATAGACCTACTCGTGTCAGATGGTCAAACATAGCCTTAGCAGATAATGTTCCCGATAGTTGGGATGAGACAGACTTAACTAAGTCTGCAGGTTTTAACGACTTAGGTGAAATGCAGACAGGTATTATCGATGGTATGCCATTAGGCTCTAACTTCATCGTTTATTCATCTGATCAGATATGGTTAATGGAGTTTGTAGGTGGTACCTTTATATTTAACTTTAGGAAGTTATTCACTGATGCAGGTCTTATTAATCAGAACTGTGTTGTCGAGGTTGATGGTAAACACTTTGCCTTTGGTGCCTTTGACATCTACATGCATGATGGAACATCTAAGCAGTCTATATGTGACGAAAGAGTAAGAACCTTTATCTATACTGGTTTAAACAATACAGCTAAGGAAAGGTTCTTTGTTCAGCATAACCCGGTATTTAATGAGATATACTTCTGTTACCTGTCAGGTGATAGCTTAGTGAGTTTTACTAATGCCACTAGATGCAACAGAGCTGCAGTTTATAACTACAGAAACAACACATGGTCTTTTATGGATCTACCTAATGTATCCTCAGGAACCGTGGCTAACGTCAACTCCATTGTAACCTATGCAACAGCAACCGGTTTAACATATGCCTTAACAGGTGGTACTTACTATGGTCAGGAAGATTCATTTGACCGACATACATTAATGGTTGGTGAGGATAACTCATCTGATGGTATTACCTCAGACAAGCTTTATGCCTTAGACTTATCGGACATAGGTAGAGTAGCATTTCAGTTAGACACTGAGGCTATTAAACCTGCCAGTGTCGAAAGAGTTGGTATTGACTTAGATGAGACTAAAGTACCATTAAGTGGTTATAAAGTCGTCAATGCAATATACCCTCAGGCTACAACTACCAACTCAAACAAGAGTATTGTTTTTACCTTTGGTGCCTCTGATGTACCTAACTCACTACCAACCTATGGAAACCCTACTACCTTTAACACTGGAACAGACTACAAGATTGACAGTCGATCAGCCGGTAGATACCTCAGCTATAAAATAGAAGTCTCAGATAACAAAGACTTTGAGGTCTCAGGTTTTGACATCGACATATCAGCTACTGGTTCAAGATAATGGCAGTAGACAGTAAAACCAATGTAACCGTTCAGGGTTACACTAGATCTCAGTACCCTGTCTTTGAAGAGGGTATGAGACGTTACCTCCAAGAGGAACTACAGAGGCTAGAAAATGCAGTCAGGCAACTTCAGGTAGCAGCAATCGTTGTTGCTGACGTTGAACCTGAAAACAAAATAAGAGGTATGGTTAGGTATGCCATATCACCATGGAACCCA